CAGCAGTTGGGTTCGTTGCAGCGGCTGTTCGCTGCTTATTTCTAGACATTTACACCTCTTTAAAATAATCTACATACAGTATAACGTATCTGTATTGTATTTTAAATAGTTTTCAAAAAAAAATATTAAGCGCCGCGAGCAACAACGTCACCTTGCTGGTATTCTGCCCAGTCATAACGAAGAGTCATTTGGATATCAATCATGTCCTCGGAATCGTAAGAGTGATTGCCAAAGTTTACCTCTGTGATAAAAGCGTTTAACAACTGCCAGTTGCCCTTAACAACAGTATCGGGCGAACCTGGGTTAGTGCCCATTTCTTTGATGACTAAGTTACCAAGAGCAGATGAAGCAGATTCTTTTGTAATAGTCGTTCCGGTTGCGGTCACATTGCTGGTTGGTTTTTGGATGCCAATACTGGAAAGATACTCGTAAAGAACTTCAGCACCGTTTGGATTAACAGGATCAACAAGAGTTAAGGAAATGGTATTCCAAGTAATACGCCCTGGGTAATAAAAGGTGTGGTTAAAAAACTGATGAGGATTATCGCTGATAGTATAAGAAGGACGATCAACAGAGCGTGCAAGGAACTGCAAGTTCTGCCCTCCAATTGTAAGTTCAATTAAGAATCTAAATTGTCTTTTGGGTTCGAATTCTGGGTTTAGCCAAAAGTTTGATTTTGCCATTATTTATAAGTCTCCTGTTTGTACTATATAGTCTTTCATTATTAATCCTCGAACCCTGCGCCTGTATTTGTAATAACAAAGTCAAGAGCGATGAATTCAATTGCTCGGGCTGGTTTGAGGAAGATCTTGGCATACAAAACATTCCTATCAATCAACTCTGGGGTTGTTGTACTTTCATCAAGTACAACTCTATAGTCAGTTAATCCAAGTCTGGATTGAACACTTCTTAACAAAGGATCAACCTGTGATAAGAATCGGTTCCAAGTTGCTGGAACATTTTGATCAAAGAGAAGTGTTGACGAGATTCGTGAGATTTCTTTCTTTAAGAAGATCATCAAGCGACGAACATTAATCCTGTCAAGTGCGGATGGAGTAACCTGAAGAGTCTTTTGACCGAAGATTACGATTCCCTCGGATGGGAATGTTGCAATTGGGTTAATGTTTGCTTCGTAAAGATCATCGCGATTCTTAGAAGTTAAGCGCTCGCGTGTCTGAATAACTGGCACTCCTGCCGAACCCTCAGTGAGACCTCCACGAGTAAATCCTGCGGGAGCAAACCAAAGTTCAGAATTTCTCTGTGCGCTTGAGAATGTTCCAAGAGCAACAATTGAAGGAGGAACAAACAGTAAACTATCGCTAATGGTGTCACGGATTTGGACCCATGGATAGTAAGCACAGCCATAGCTTGAGTTTAGTCTACGGTTTTGCAAGTTGCTGATTGCGGTTGAGACAGAGCCAAGATTGTTCTGAACGGATTGAGTATTTTCAGTTTGAGCCTTGTACCCTGTATCAAGATCGATTACGGCGAGGGCATCACCTCTATTTTCACAGACTTCAATCATGTGATCTGTGAGAGACTCTTTAAAGATACCAGGCATAGTCATTAAGTTAAACTCGACCACTTCTGGATTACCGACTGTATCAATTGCACGGCGAGCACTGTAATAAGTGTAGCTTGTAGTATCAGTGCTTCCCATTCTAGTGTTGTTGAATGGTTCCTTCTCGGTGATATCAAGACCATCAAATCCTCCGTTCATTGGAACAGTGAATCGATTATAACCAAGATCTAACACTTGCTCATATGTTCCGCTGATCGCTGTGAAAGAGTTGCCTGCCAGTCGGGAACCAGAAGCGTAAACTGCAACTTCTCCTGCTGTGCCACCATTTGATGAACTTAAATCATCAAGAGTAAAGATGTATGAAAATTCAGTCGAAGTTGTTGTAGTAAAAGAATCCAATGCATCTGGAAGAACTCTGACAAGATCAATATAACTGTCTTCAAAACGGTTGTTACTTGTCTGAGTTGTGTCAATACCAAAGTATGCGTCTAAAGGATCTGGAATATCACCATCTGAAGCAGAAGCTCGAAGTGAGATGGCTGGATAGACAATCGAACCAGTGAAAGCAAGTCCTGTCCCATTATCAACGTCCATAAATGCTACAGCAGAATCATATGGATTTGCAATATTACCAACACCACTAACCCAACGGTCCTCTACATCAGCACCTCCTGATAAGATGTCCCAGCCTTTGTAACGAACTGGTCCAAAGTTTCCAAATGGAAGCAATCTTGCATCGGTTGCACCTGCATCAACATCTTCATTAACTTCAACACGCACAAGTGAAGAGGCGTTTGCATAGTTTCCGTAAATACGGTGACGACGCTCGGTGTCGTCCCACTCGATGAATTGATCACCGATAACTCTTGCAATGTATTGCGATGAGTTTGGATTGAGATTGACAGAGCTATAGCGCTCAAGAATAACTGGAGCATTGTCACTATCACGGGCATCACGAACTTCAACACTAAAAGAGCCATATGGGTTTGCATCAGTGGTAGAAGCTTTAATATCAGCAATAGAGATTTTAACTTTCTTTTGCTCATCCTCGCCTGCATCAAGTGTATGAAACTTAAACAACTTGGTCATGTCCTGTGCATCAAAAGCGGAACTATCCGACTGAATGTCTTGAGAAATAATCCAAGGAGTTTGTGCTGCTTGGAATCCGAAGCGGAAATCAGCAGCATTGGCAGAGCCACTATCAATACCCAAGATCACACCAAAAGAATCTCCTGATACAAAAGTTTCAAGATGCTTCTCGAAAGAGGGTCCAAGCCAGTAAGTTTCTTGATTTGCTGTTCTTGTAATATCTGTATTGACAAGTGTAGGATTTGTATTGAAAACCTTGCGAATATACTTTGAGCTTGAGCGACTAAAGTTAAAAGCTGTCTGCTTTACTTCCGTGCCACTAGCGTTTTTAATAATTACTTTGTATTCATTTGTGCCTGCTCCAGCGATGACACCAGCATCGGCTGCATCTTTCATAAGTACAGCGGAACCAGTTGCTTGAGTTGAAGTCGCACGAATAGTACCAGAAAGCTCAATTGTGCCTTCATTAAGATACCAAACTGCCGCAAGAGCACCAGTGACTGCTGTTGTTGCAGAGCCCGATGGGAAAACAAAAAGTCCGTAAGCGCCACCATTTGTTGCGGCAGAATCAGTATTAGATGCCGCTGTTTCCCAACCTGCTCGTCCAGCAGATGACTCGCTAAGACCAGTCTTTTCAGCACCGAGGAGACGAACGACTGTTAGTGCGTTGCTGTTACGCAAGTATGCTTGCGCTGCATATGCAGCGTAAGTGGGCGCGGTATAATTACCATCTCGCCAAACATCTCCACCTTGACCGCCTGGGATTGGGTTTCCAAAAACCTGAACAAATTCTGAAAACGAACTCACCTGTACAGGACGCATCGCTGGTCCTCGTTCTGTTCTGCCAATAACTACTGGACCAATCTCTGATGGTACAGATGGTAATTGGGAATTGTCAATTTCATTTATAAAAATGCCTGGTGAAATAAACTTGAAAGATTTAACTGACATTACAAAGTGTCTCCTTGTCGCGCTTCAATATCTTACGAATAAAAATATTCTTATTATCGTTAATAAATAGTTAATAAATTGACGAAAGACCTAAATATAACTTTACTCACGATAAAAAGGAACATTACCGCTGACATGCAGATTTTCTGGAATATCCCCGAAGATCACATGCTCTCTTGGTATCTTAACTTCAACTGCATTTTCTCTGCGTACAATCTTAGGTTGCTCTTGGTTTTTGTCGGCTCCCATGATATATCCGATAACTCTAAAATTAATCTTAGTCTCATAGCCCCTTGCATCTTCGAGTAAAGAAGCTGCGTTGTTGTTTAGTGCATAGTCTGACTCAAGAAACACTTCAAAACGATGATTATCTTTTTCAACAACAAAATAATTAATAGCCCCTGTCTTAGTCATAAATGGAGTAATAATTTCATTTATTTGTTGTTGGTATTCAGACATTACAGTTAGAGTATATGTGACCTCCAAATAAACTGGAATTGGAACAGTAATTGTTTCATAAACTACTTTCTCATTTTTCTTTGGAAAGTTATTTTGACCTGTGCCAATTGCGTCTAAAATTAATCTTTTTGAATCTGCGTTAGCAAAGTTAGATGTTTTATTTTGTTTTATTGTTCTTGCAACTGTCATCGAGCCACCTTTTAAATCTCCAACATTCTGTGCTGCTGCATAATAAGCACCACGCTTTGCAAGGTCTTTTGTTATACCTGTGCGCTCAATTGACATAATTGGATAAATCAACCAGCCGTTTACATCGCGAAGCTCTCTATCATGTTTAATTTGAAAGGCTCTCTCAGCACCAGCCCAAATAAAAGGCACCTTTTTGAAACCTTTATTTGTAGAACAAAAAATATTAAGTTCTTCATCGATATATTCAAATAGAGCACGATCAATAGTTTCAATAGTTGAGGGCTGAATCTCTAATTCTTTTAACGGAGCAAGATCTGTTCCTCTTGTCTGGCTGAAATCATCTGGATAATCAGGTGGCATCGAATAGTCCCTCTCTTGAATAGTATGCTGTGGCTACGATTTCAAATGTGTGGTCAATTTGTCCAAACAATTGTCTTGCCCACTGTGTGCTGACGATCTCGTAGTAATAATCGCCATATAAAACAAAGTCACCTTCACGAACATAAAGATCTTGATCTTCAAGTAATCTTCGCTTGTGGAAGTGAATTGTAATTGTATTTTGTTTATCTAGACCAGCAGGTGTGTCTGCTTTTGTCTGCGTGCTCTGATAGTCCACAAGAGCGTAGACGCGAACAGGTGGTAAGAATGTTTTTTCTATAGCCTCGCCATAAAGGTTGTTGTACTGGGTAATTGAATCGTCAATTGGATAGTACAAAATTTGTTGCCCAATAACACGCTCAATAAGTTCGTCGTTGACTTGTTTAACAAGATTGCGTTCTTTTTCACCAAGAAACAAAGGTGGAGGTGGTTGTGCTGATTTTGACCATTTATCTGACATTTAT